CATCTAATTATGACAAGGCGATAGGTAGAGCGTTGAGGATGGCGCGTAGGTTACGTTCTACTTATGGGTGGTATAGAACTGATATTGGGCTGGACAGGACCAGGTATGAGGGTGTGAGGAGTATTTTAGGGCTTCAATGATTGAAAGGGACATAGATATTTATATTTCAGATATTGATTTAGAGGAAAGGCTTCGTCAGGTATGGAGTCAATTTGCTTTGTTAGGTAATAAAGAGTTAAAGTATCGGAATATAGTGCAATGGGTGGAGAATGGCTTAGGTTTGCGTACGATTAGAAAAGAATATAGAAAACAGTATGAGGTACTACGGGATTTATTTAGTTTGCGTTGTCCGAATTGTTCTGATGAAATAAATGATACGTTAATGGAACTGGATATAAAGTCCGAGAAGTTGCTTTGTCCGCGATGTGGTTATGTAAAAGAGCGAATGGATTATGACACTTTAGTGCTATGTTGTGGAATGAGGAGTGGAAAGACGGCTACTGCAGCAATGATTGCTTCGTGGATATATTATTTGGTGTTAGGTGTTCCGAAGTTAGACAAATTATTTGGGTTATTGCCCGGTCAGAGATTAAGGGTTTCAATGGTAGCGACTGCTCAGTTACAGGCGTCTAAGACGATTTGGGGTACGTTTGAGGCCTTGATAAAGAATGCTGTTGATGAAGACGTGCGGAGGTATTTAGAAAGTACAAGGGTACGAGACTCGGAGTTGAGGAAAACAGGTAAAGAGTGGGAGATAGGTAATGTTGATTTTATGTGTTTGCACAGTAATTCAGGTTCATTAGCAGGTGGTACGGGGATTTTGGTTTGTTTGGACGAGTTATCGCGTTTTGTATTAGGTAGTTCATTTAGGAGTGCCACGGAAGTGTATTCTGCTTTGCTTGCGTCGTTGAAGACTGTACGGGAGTATTCGAATTCGTATTTGAAGGATATGTTTGGATTGCTTGTGATTTCAAGTTCGCCCTTTTATGTCAAAGATGACCCGACTTTGGTAGCTTTGTATGGTGAAGATTACAATCCGAAGGAGTTTAGATTAGGGCAGCAATGGAGCGATGGTAAAAGATTGTGTGTACATATGCCTACGTGGGATTTTAATAAGAAGTTTACGCGGCAGAGTTTTGATGAGGACTTCAGACGTGATTACTGGACGGCTATGAGGGATTTTGGTGCTGACCCGACTTATAGCCGTCTTCGTTTATTTGAGGACATGGAGATTTTAGATAGGGCGCTGGTGGCGCCTTCTGAATCTCCTGTCTTGTTTGATTTTAGCGAGACTGTAATTGAGATAGGTAAGAATGTAAGATACTTGTCAGCGAGTTGTAGTTTGATAGGTGAATTGTGGGGTAAGTCTTACGTAGTTCATGTGGATTTAGGTCATGTGAAAGATTTGTTATCGATGGTTTTTGCTCGGAAGGATGAAAGTGATACTATTTGGATAGACGGTATTTTGGTTTTGGAACCGCGGAAGGATTTGTCTGTGTATGTTGATACGCCATACGATATCATAGTTGATTTGATGGGTAGAGTGCACATAGAAGGAGTATCTTATGACCAGTGGCAGAGTTTAAGTGCTTTACAGCGGTTGCAACGATTGAAGATTAGCACTATTCGTAGGAGTATTGGTGATGAATCCATCTTACTTGTAAAGAGTTTATTGTTGATGGACAAGTTGAAGATAGTTAATTATGGTAAAGGTATTGATTTTCTGCGTAATGAGATGTTTACAGTTGAGCGTAAATCTGATGGTAAATTGTCTCATACTGATGTTTTGGTAGCATTGGCTGGTGCAGTTGTAGGTATACAGCAGAGGTTAGAATTTAGTAGCGTACCTGTTAATAGAACTCAGAACGTAGAAAACTTTAATGCGTTTGTGCCGAAAGTAGCCAGGTTCAGGAGGTGGGATTATGGCTGATTTGAAGGATAGATGGAGTCGGTTGCATCCGGTAGCGAAGGCGGCTTCGCGGGACCGGATAAATCAGTTGGATAAGGAGTATAAGGAAGCGCAAGGAATAACGAAAGAGGCTCAGCAGATGGTGTCGCCTATGACAGGAACTGGATTAGGTACTGCCATTGGTGGTTCCGCTATTTTTACGCGTCCGTTAGAGTACTTTCCTGAGTGGGCTTCTCCAGATAGATGGTTATTGCCTACGGATGCTGAGCGTCAGCTTCGCTACTGGCGAATGTTTTATCGACTGGACCCGGTGGTGGGTGCGGTTATTGAGATTTATTCTGAAATGTTGTGGAGTGATTATGTAATAGACCGAGTTGATGTTTCTATTAAACGTCAGTTGGAGGAAATGCTCGACAGGATAAATTTGGTTTCGTTGATGAAGCAGATAGTGGTGGAGTATCTTGTTTGTGGTGAAGCGATTCCTCATTTGTTCTTTGATAGTTCGTTAGGGCAATGGCGTTCGTATAGTTTCTATCAGCCGGAGTATGTTAGTGTATTGGACGTTTCGTTTTTGGATATTGAGCCTGTTTTGATTCTCAAGTTGCCTGGTGATGTTTTGACCACTTTGCGTAAGGTTCAGCGAATATATCAGCAAGCAGGGATGGAATTTCCTGAGTCGTCTATGATGGACCAGATTTTGAAGAGTGGTGAGGCTGTTTTGGAGAACCTGAACGTGTCCTATATTCCTCGTTTGTTGCATCCGTATGATAGCAGGGGTACTTCTATATTGACGCGTCTTTGGAGATTTTTTATGTACGAAGACGCTGTGTTTAATGCGACTTTGCATACTGCTAAAAGGCATGCCAGTCCGGTTAAGACTGTAACGATGGGTGATTTGTCTTCTGGTTATATTCCGACTCAGGAGCAAGTGGATGCGTTGTTATCTGCTCTTGCTCAAGCGGAGACGGACCCCCAGGCTTGGGTATTTGTACCGCCAGGTACTCAGTTTCAGCCTTGGGGTACGACTGAGCGTGCTATAAGTATTAGAAATGAATATGCTGTAATAGAAGGAGCTAAGTTAGAGGCGTTAGGGGTGAGTAAGGATTTCATTTTAGGTTCGTCGACATTTGCCTCTGCACAAGCCAGTTTGCAAGTGTTTCTTAGTAGGTTATTGAGTTTGCGTACTTACTTGGAAGAAGTGTTTATTTATCCTAAGTTATTGAAACCGATTATCATGGTGAATAAGTGGACAGAGGGTCGTGATAGAGCTTTTGTTCAGCCGATAATACGTTGGGACAAGAGTTTAAAGCCGCGTGTAGAGTCAGATTTGTTAGAGGCTTTTAGAGAGTTGAAGAATGCTTTTGATGTTAAGTTTAGTGAGCGTACGTTGTTTGATATAGTGGGATTAGATTGGGCGACTGAGTATCGTAAAGTACTTGAGGAACGGGGTATAAAGCAGCGGTTGGAAAGTGAGCTGGAAGGTTCAGATATGATGAGACTCCGTCACATGGGTGAAAATATAGATAGACATAGGGATATGGCTCCGCCGTTGGAGGAGATTGCTCCGTCCCCGGAAGTTGATATGGGAGGTGCGGAGGACCTTGAGATGCATGCAGCGTCTCGAAGAGGAGATGGATTATTGGTGGTGACTCCGTATCGGCGCAAGTCTGTGTATGATTATAGGCAAGCTGATGTTAACAAGTTGTCCGAGGCTTTGTCAAGGAACTTGTTGAGTCCTGACAGAGCCGCCGAGGTACTGGCTGAGTTTAGTAGGAATAATAAGAAGGAGGAGGGAAATGGTAGAAAGAAATCCGTATAAGCAGGAAAAGGAGTTAGACAAGGATTTGGTTAATAAGATTGCTAATTTGTTGTTTGCTCGTCCGGATGGTGTAATGTTCAAGTTATTTGATTTAGGTAATCTGGCGTTTTCGCAGGAAAAGAATTTTGTATATCGTAATCAGATTGGTTCTATTATGCGTAAGTTTTCGAAGCAGTTGCAGGAGGGTAATGATTTTTCGCTCTTGATGCGAGATTTGGAGAGGGAGTTGTGGAAGGTGTTTCGGATTGCTTGTATAGATGGGGTTCAGTTTGAAGCCTGTTTTGTTGAAGCGAAGAAAATAATTGGAATTTTGGTGTCGGAGTGGAAGGCCAGTGGTGCGGAGTTTACGGAGGAGAGGTGAAATTTTTAGAACGAACTTAGTGATTTGTTTTTTGATTGCTTATGACACAGACGAGGGTTGGATATGTTTTACAAGGTAGCAAGTGTAACAGTTGAAAATGTATGGAAGTTTGACAAAAGGTCGGATGGTATTAAGACATCGGGGTATTTTAAGTTTAGAGAACTTAATTTATCTGATGTCTTGCGGGAAGCAGCTAAGGAGTATCAAATCTCCTCGGACCCGTCGGACTACGTTATTGTAGTGGCGCGGGCGGTAACTGCTAATGTTCCGAACGAGAACCGCGATGCTTTTCATAAGAGAGAGTTGTTGGATGTAAAGGATTCAGGTATTTTTACGTATGAGACTTTTAGGTTTGCGCCTTTGCTTGAGGAACATGATTATGACCATGTGTTAGAGGTATCTGGTGGAGTGATTCTTGACTCTTATTATGATGACCGGATACCAACGGACGAAAAGGTTTTGACTTTGGTTGCTGTTGATGGTGTAAAGAAGCGGGGTTTTGTGGAGGCTTTACTTCGTGACAGAGTAGGTACATTTAGTATGGGATGTATTTGTGAACGCACCAGATGTAGTGTTTGTGGGCATGTGGCCAGTGATGTTTCGGATTATTGTTGTCATATGGCGAATAAGTTTATGATGGATAATGCGTTTGAGTGGTGTGAAGGTGTTACGTTTAGAGAGTTGAGTATTGTAAGAGACCCTGCAGACAGGCGGGCTGTAAGCCATGTGGTTTGTTTTCCTAAGTCTGACAATGATTTTGTTGTGAAGAAATTTATGGAGGTTAAGTAAATGAACAGGGTATCGCAAGAGGAGCAGGTCAAGTATCAGTTGTCGCCGCGAGAGATTGCTCCGCCAAAGGTTAAGAAACCGACTAAGAAAGAGTTATTTCCTCAGTTGACAGATTATGCGAAGAGGGCGATAACGATACTGGATGATGAAGTTTTTGATAAGTTATGGAGGATTCACGATGCGCTGCTTGAGGCGCGTAGGAAGGTGAGCGAGCTGGAGAAGCAGTATGACCTGGCTCGCCAGGAAGCGTCTAAGATTCCTGGTGTTGTTAATTCGGTTCGTCAGGTGTACGAGTGGTTGGCGAAGCGGACCGAAGATATCAATAGCGTGTATAATGTTGCTTATCAGTATAAGGGCCGTTTAGGTGACTTTTTGGTCTCTCTTTCCAGAGAGGTATTGAAGGAGGAGCCTCCGACGAAGATGCTTGACCCACATAAAACGGCTGATTTTGTTCAGAAAGCAAAGGAGTTGGGGTTGATTACTGATGAAGTTGTGGATATTGTTATGAGTGAAATTGAGAAAACGAATAAGGTAATAGAGGAGGGGCGAAAGGTAGTAGGTGAAATACGAACGATGTATATATGGAAGCCTCGTGAAGTTGATACTCAGCATTTGGCGAAGCAAGCCGATGAAGGAGGTTTTTGGGCTAAGTTAAAGGAAAAGCTTATTGGTTTTGTGAGGAGTGTTGCGGATTGGTTAGGCTTTGTTCAGCAGAATGATTCAAAGATACAGGAGCTTGTGAATAAGGCACAGAGTTTGATAGTAGAGCCTGAGCCTGTTGTTGGTAGTATTGTTTATGTACGTGGTGCATTAGCGAAGGTGGTGGGGAAGAAGGAAGATAAAATTGCTGTAAAGTATTTGCATGCGGATTTAAGTGAACTGGTAAGGAAGAGTTCTGTGATGTCAGTTAGTTATGTTCCAGTGATTAGAATGGAGAAAGACCGAGTACGAATTGCTGATGAAGTTATAGAAGATTCTGATGCCTTTGCTTTAGTTGAGAAAGCCGCGTATGCTTTGTCTAAGTATGGTTTTAATGATGAAGAGATTATGGATATTTTGGATACAGTGGCGGCTGACTTTGGGCAGCACGGGTATAGTGAGCGTGTTTGTTATAGAGTAGCTGATAGTAAGGTAATTATGGTCGGTGATACTGACTATGTAGAGATAGATGATACGGGTATGGTAACGGTTTGGGATAAGGCGACAGGGAAGAAGAAGGATGAACGGAAAGTTGAGTCCAAGGAGCAAGGTATAGTGGACTATGGTAAGCAGGGATACAGTCCTGTGTGAGAGACTTTATTTTATTGAGTGGAGGTGTATTTATGAAGGACGATGTTAAAGAGAGAATTAGGCAGATTGCCCGGAGAGTTCGTGAAGCGAGGTCCAAGAAGGAAGAAAGTGCTGGGAGCTCTAAGGTTTTAAGGGATAAGCCTGCTCGTAGGATACCTGTGAGGGGTAGTGGACGTGTACGTCCCACGTCGGATGATAGGCCTGCTCGTAGGATGCCTGTGAGGGGTAGTGGACGTGTACGTCCCACGTCGGATGATAGTGTAGAAAAGATAGCACGGATTAAGAGTCGTATATCTGCTTTGAGGCAGTTGATACGTAAGCAGTCTGCGGAGCGGGTTGTAGATGATGCGATTGTTGACAGAAATCTTGAGACTTCGAAGAAGGATTACGCAGTGGGGCCTTCGGGTAGGGTGTCTGGTGGTTATGCTGATGGTGCTGCTCTTGAGGCTTTGAAGCAGCAGCAGCTTTCGAAGGCTAATCCTTCGTTGAGGGCTGAGGATGTTCGTAAAGCTTTTAAGAAGGCTTTGGTGGTTGCGTGGAAGCGATACGCCCGTAATCTTGAGAAGGAAGGTAATCCTCTTAAGGCGGCGCTTTATGAAAAAATGGTTGATTTAGGTATTAAGCCTCGGTCGGCTGTTAGGGCAATTGAAGCCGCTTTTGAGGAGTCTTCTGATGATTTTATTGAACAGGTAGTGGACAAGGCTGAGGAATTTTCGGAAATGGAGCCGAAGGAGCTTGAGAATTTGGAGGAAGCGGTTAATGTGAGCTTTGACTTAACGCTTCTGCCGGAAGGTACTGTTGATGGTGAGTGGGAAGTGGAAGGGTCTGGAGAGGTTGAGGAAGTGGCACAGGATATTGAGGAACGGTTGGAAAAAGGTAGTTTTCGTATTCCTCGTGTAGCTTCTGCAAAGGGTGATAAGAGGAGTGGTGATGTGATAAAACAAGCGTTGCCGGGATATAAAGTTCCGGAGTAAGATGTGAACAGGAGGTGTTAATATGATTGACCTGACAAGAAGTGCTATAACAGTGAATCTTGGAATTTGGAAAGCTGCTATTGGTGCTGAATTCCAAGCTGGGGCGATTGTTGCGTTGAACAGTGATGGTGAAGTTGTAAAGTGTAACCCTGCGACGATGGTTCCGTTTGGTATTGCTAAATGGAACAAGACGAATGCTTTTACAGGGGTGATTGTGGATGAAGAAGTAACGATGTCTGACGAGGCGCCTTCTAATCTTTCTAAGCCCTTGGTAGTTGAGGGGTCCGAGCGGGTTACTAATTTGGCGGGTACCACCACGTATGTTAAGAATACAGATTACACGATAAACTATACGAATGGGCAGATTGCTATTGTAGCTGAAGGTGCACAAGGTGCCAGCGGTTATTCAGGATTTAGTGGTCCACATGGTGGTATCACGGATGGGCAGGTTGTGAAGGTGTCGTATACTTATCAGTTGTCTACGTTGGAGCTTCAGACCGTTCGTGGTATGAACTACGTGAATTCTGCGGATGATACAATGGGCAGTGGTTATATTACAGTGATTCAGAATTATGCTGTGGTATATACTGACCAGTTTGATACGTCGGTAGCGTATGCTCCTGGTGCCTCGTTGTATGTGGCTGGAGGGGATAAAGCGGGGCTGTTTACGACTGATACCTCCTCAGGGGTTAAGTATGGTAAAGTTTTAAAGGCTCCGACACCTGACGACCCGTTTCTTGGTGTGATAATTGGAGAATAGGGAGGTAGGTAACTATGAAAACGAATCCTTATGTGAAGACAGACCAGCAGGCAAAGAAATTCAGAGTTAGTAGACAGGTTCAGGAGAAAGTTGACCCTCGTGGTAAGTATTTCGATGAATCAGGTAGATTGAATCCCCGTATAGCATCTAAGTCTGAGCGGTATTTCAATAAAGACGACAAATTGAATGCTTACGATAAGAAAGATGCTATTTCAATGATTGCTCGTTTGCTGAACGACGAGGGGTTGGGGCATGCCAAGAGAGCCTCTTACCGTACAGACCCGCAGTTGCCGCCTGAGGAAGCCAGGAGAGTGTTGCTTGCCGCTTTGACTGACCCGACCGGATACGGTATTCGGAAAGTTGGTGAAGAGTTGCTTGCGCCTGTTAAGAACTTGCTCGATTATGAAGGCTGGGCACGAAAAATCTTGAAGGTTCGTCCGATTGGGCAGGGCGAGATACATCGCATCCCCAAGGATGTCTGGGTTGTTGCTTTTGTGGTTGGGCAGGATGGGCAGTCAGTTGTTTCGCAGGCTTATGGGCAGTTCGCCTTCCCTGCTGAGTTTAAGGTAACGGCGTTTCCTGAGGTTGACATTGTTGATATTCAGCGAATGAACTTTGATGTTCTGGCTCGACAGCAGGACCTTGCGAAACAGATGATTATGCTAAAGGAAGACCGGGCACTGGTGACGGCTCTTCAGAGCTATGCTCAGGTGATGAACGATGTAGTGTACTTTAGTGGATTTAATGTAGGGACGTTTGAGGATATTCGTTATCAGGTGGAGCGGCATCGTCTCTTAGTTGATAAGTTTGTTATCAACCGTTTCGAGCTGTCTTCTATTCTGAAGAATATGCACGGTTATGTTGATATGGTCACTGAGAGGGAGCTGCTGCTGATGGGGTATATTGGTACGATTTTTGGTGCTCAGATTATTACGAGTGCCGGTACCGGTGTACAGGAGGTAGTGCCTCCGGGAACGGTGTTTGCGCTAACTGAAGGTGCTTTCCTTGGTGAAATGGGTGTTCGCATTGAGCTAATGAGCGAGCCTTACACTAAGGCGGTGATGCAGGAGACTAAGCGTGGATGGATGTTCCTTGAGGTAATTACTCAGGGTTTGGTCAATCCTCGTGCTGTTGCAATGGGCAAGAGGGTGTAGTTCTTGTTGGAGGCGAGCCAGTTTTCTACTGGCTTGCCTCCTCGTATTGAGTGTCTTGGTTTAGGTATATGTGTGAGTTGCCAAGAATGAAAATAGTATGAAGGAGGAAAAGGTATGACGATTCAGGAGTATTTTGAGAAGGAGAAGGAAGTTATTGTACGGAACAGGACGAACCCGTTAGGTATGGTTAGTATACCTTTGTCAGTGGACAAAGGAGAGACGACGTTTTTGGTGCCGAAGACTATGATTCCGATTTGTTTGACGCAGTATGTTCCGAAGGAGCAGATAGTTAAGTCTACGGGATTTCGTGGCCTCGTCCAGCGTGGTGCTATTGAGTTGTTGACGGAAGAACAGTATAAGAAGTTAGTGACGCCGGAAGATGAGTTGGCTGTTAGTCGTATTATAGAAGGGCCGAGAGACCATTCTGCTAACGTAGTTGGTGCAGTGGCGGGAGAGTCCGCGGAGTCCGCCATAAATCCCAGAGTTATGCAAATTGTGAATTTGTACTCAGTTCCTGAGAGTGATTTAGGTGGTGTAAAGCCCGAGCTTGCTGCTATGATTCAGGAATTGGAAAGTCTTGATTTGACTCAGGATGATTTAGCGTATATTTTAGCCTCAGGTAGAGGGGAGTTGGCGGAATGGGCTCGTATTCAGTTGAAGGGTATTGGTTCTGATATGGAAAAGGATAGGTCACGTAAGAAGAGTAAGGTAACTGAGCAGTGATTGATGTAGGTAGGATTAAGTTTGAATTGCAAGGTTCTGAGTCCTCCCGAGCGCTTGTTGGTATGGTGTTAGGGTTAAAGGACGAGCCTGCAAGTGCGTGGATAGATGTACTTGATGATGAAGGGAGTCAAGCTTATGTAGAATCTGTTACTTGTAGTATTTATGATGCGCATGGAAATAGCTTGGCGTCTCAGTTGAGTGCGCAGTACGATGAAGGCATAGAGAAGTGGAAAATCTCTATGCCTTCTGTTGTTTCAGACAATGTAGGTACGAAGTTGTTGAGATGGTCTGCGGATAATGGGGATAAGGGGTTCCAGTTTTTTGTAGTAGTAGATGTTCCAGTTTTTTGGTTGATGGCGCGTTTACGTAGTGTGTTGGACAAGTCTTTTAAGAGTACGTCTAATACTTGGGGGTATAGTGACTCTGACTTGTTTATGTATTTGGTAAATGCTATTGGTATTTTTAATACGATTCCGCCGTTGACTGGATATAGTATTGGTAATTTGCCTCAGTTCTTGTACGATGTAATTGTCGAGTTGGCGCAGCTTTGTGCCCTTGAAGCGCAAAGTATTTATGCTATTGACACGGATTTGCCTTCGTATAGTGACCAAGGTATTAGTATCTCGATTGACCATTTTTCGAGGTTGCAGCAAGAGTATGGTAATGTTGCGGCTCGAATTTTGGATAATGTAAAGAAGATAAAGTGGATGATGGGTAGTCGTCCGAAGGCGGTAGTTATGTTTAATCCGGAGAGAGCGATGAATTATGTTTTTACGCAGTTTATTACTCCAGGGTTTCCGTATTTTGTATGGGGTATAGGTATATATAATGTTGTATTTAGTAGAGTATGAGTATGTTAAGAGACATAACTAAAGAGAGAATAGTATGAAGTACAGCATTGGAACTGATTTAGTAAAGTTGGCTGAAGATTTATTGGACGATGTTGCTCTTTGGAAAGAGTTATGGGCTGATGAGCTGTACGAAGCTCTGGAATGGTATAGTGCGGGATGGAGGAATCCTCGGGTTGCCTATGAGTGGTATGATTCTGGTTGGTTTTTTGCACAGGATGCTCTGGAATGGTATAGTGTGGGATGGAGACATCCCGTTTTTGCTCTTGACTGGTATAATGCCGGTTGGGAGGACCCGGAACTTGCGTTGGTTTGGTACGAAGAGGGATGGAATTCCCCGACTCAAGCGCTTGAATGGTTTGAGGCTTGGTTTTCTGCCGTGGATGCCTTGAATTGGTGCAATGCTGGTTGGGTTGATGTTGATGAGGCTGGTAGATGGTGTGATGCTTTTGGGTTAGGTAATGCGCAGCTTGCGTATGACTGGTATAGTGCCGGTTGGGACACTCCGAAAGTTGCGTTTCTTTGGTACGATGCTGGTTGGAATGACCCTGAAGTCGCGCTTTCCTGGTATGATGCCGGTTGGGAGGACCCCGGAGATGCGCTTGACTGGAAGAGAAAGGGATTTGGTAATCCTGTTGAAGCCTTGAAAAGTTTTAAAAGAGGTTCTATATGAACGGAGCTGGAATTGACGAGGACTTATTGAACGTAAGTTGAGGATTTATTACGTATAGCTTGGAGGTATAATATATGAACAATATTCAAGCAGTCGAGGACTTATTAAAGGTGATTGCAGATATGTTGTGGGTTAGCTATGATGACTTTGACGCTGAAGAATGGTCCTATGCCGGATGGGATGATATTGAAGAGGCCTATGCTTGGTTCGAACTCGGTTGGATAGACCCTGAACTTGCGTTTGAATGGTACGATGCCGACTGGGAATACCGGGAACTTGCGTATGACTGGTATATGGCCGGCTGGGAAAAACCGAAAGAAGCGGTTGCCTGGTATAATGCCGGTTGGGAGGACCCGGAAGACGCACTTGGATGGAGGCGGAAGGGTTGGGATGACCCGGATGAAGCGATTTACTGGCACGATGCCGGTTGGGAAATTCCTGAGGATGCGCTTGAATGGTATAATGCCGGTTGGGAAAACCCTTACGACGCGTTTGAATGTTATGCCTCTGGCTGGCGCGACCCGGAAGCCGCACTTGCCTGGAAGAGAAGGGGCTTTGATAATCCTATTGAAGCCTTGGAAAATTTTGAAGGAGGTTCTGCATGAACAGAACTAAAATTGCCGAGGATTTATTGAGAATAGCTGAAGGTTTGTTACGTACTGCCGAGGATGATTTTGACGAACAAGCCTGGTCTGATGCCGGTTGGGAAGACGCCGGAGTCGCTTACGATTGGTATATCTCCGGTTGGGAAGACGCCGGAGTCGCTTACGATTGGTATATCTCCGGTTGGGCGGACCCCGGAGTCGCTTA